ATCTATTCTTTCAGCACTTTTATTTTCTTCCCAAGTTTTATCTAAATAATCCCATGCACCAAGAATACTTCTTTCTATATTTAAATCTTCTGCTTTATCTTCATCAATTTCTAATTCAGCAATCATATAAGGAATTGACTTACCTGTTTTTGGGTCTTTAACTAATTGTATATTACTATATACATTTTTTAAATCATATTCATTAGGTGAAATTCTTAAACCCTTTCCATCGTTCATGTTAATAAACATTTCAGAATTTAATTTTCCACTCCAACTACCATCAACATTTTCTTTTAATCCCATAACATCTAAAGCTGCTCTTTGAACATCTTTACTTAAAGGATTAGAACCAATTATAATTTTTCTTTCTCTATTTCCTTGTTGATCTTCCCAAGTAGTATGTCTTATGTTTTGTTCTGAAAAAGATAATTTATCTCCTGTCAATGCCATTTGCCATACAGGTGCAAATAAATTAGCTTTATTTAAAGCTGATGAATATTTACCATTTTTATCACCATACATTCTTTCAATACCTTTCCAATCAAAATCATCTATACCCCACCATAAATTAGTAAAACCATCACCTCTATTAGCTTTATTTGCTCTTTCTCTTGCAATCTCTGGACTTTGACCTTCAGCTATTAAAGCTGCTTCTAATTCAGCAGTAGATACTCTTGTTGGTTCATATCTACTATTTGGATTACCTTTTTTAGAAAAATAATCATCTGCAATATCAACAGGTTTTTCTGCTCCATTATAAGATAATCTTTTAATTTTTTTATCTTTAAATAACTGCATCATTTCAGGTTGAGAAACTTGAATTTCTTTTTCCTTACCACCTTGCATTACAGTAACTGATGTTTTTTTAATTAATTTTCCTTCTGATAAATCTTTTGCATATGCATCAATAATGTTTTTATTATATAATGCATTATTATATTCTTGTGAATTTAAAACTGAATTTTTATAATCATTTAAAGTTTTAGCACCACCTGTTAAAAAAAATCGTTTAACATCACCACCATTTTCTTTAATGCCCTGATATACCATTTGTTTAGCTTGTTCTTCAACACTTTTAACTCTTTCTATATCTACATCGGAAAATTTGTTGATGTCTTGTCTAACAGTATTTAAAAAGTTTTCAGTAGCTTCTTGATTTTTAGCTTGCTCTAATGCTCTTTGTTCAGCCCTTCTTTCTAATTCGGCTTGATACTGAAGATTTTTATCGGCTTGTGCAACTTTAGTTTGATAGTTGCTATTACCAACAATCTGATTAAAAAGATTTACATCTAAGTATTGATTCATAATTTTATATATCAGATTCTATAAATCTGCTCTAAATTAATAATTTTCAAAATTATATATGTTATTTTTTTAGAAATCTACTAAAAATATTTTTATTATCATTTTGTTTATTTTGTTCTTTTTCAGTAGCAATTTCTTCTTGTGCTTTTATAATTTGTTCTGAAGTTCCACCCATATTTTTTACTAATGAAACATTATACATTTGATTTGCACTTTGTTCATTTTTTAATTGTTGATTCATTAACTTTTGATATAATGAACTTGGATCTTCATAGTTTTTGTAATAAGAAATGTTATCTTTTATTTTATTAAATGTAGCACCAATTAATCCTGCTTTTAATGCTTGATTTCTTGCAGCAGGTTCAAAAACATTATTATTCCAAATCTTTTGAGTATATTCTTCATCTTTACTCAACCAATTAGAATAGTCAGTTATATTTTGCCTTCTTTGTGCAGCATCCATTGCTGTTAATTTTAAATCAGCATCATATTTCTTTTCTGCAGCACCTTGCAATGAACCTAATACAGCTTGTCCTGATGTACCATATCTACCAATTAAAGCTACATTTGTTGCATATGTTCTTTCTGATTGTCTTTGATATAAATCTCTTTCAGATTCAGATAAACCAACATTTTGTCTTGCTTTTAAAATATCTGTTTGTGCTACCCATGCATCAGATTTCTTTTGTTGTGGTAATGGTTTAGAAGCTTCATTATATGCTAATGCCATTCCTGTCATATCTAAAACAGTATTCCAACCACCAAGTTTATTAAAAGTTTCAACTAAACCTGATTGTTCTCTTTCATTATCTCTATCTGCTAAAATACTTTTTACTTGTGCATCAGACATTAGAGAAACAACATTATTAGTTTTTGTTTTTGTTTCTACATCAATATCTGATATAACATCATAATCTTTAGATTCTTGACCCATTAAATCTTCAAATTGTTTTTTTCTTTCAGATTGTAATGTTGAAGTCACATCTGTTTCATATGTTTTCCATTTAGCAATATCAGATTCAGGAACATAATCTTTATCTATAAATAAAGGTTTATCTTTTTCTATTTTAATATTAAAATTTTTAGGTGGAGTATAAGACATTAAGTTTTTAGCAACATCTTCAGATTTAAATAGATATTTACTTGGGTCATCATAAAAACCTGCTGCTGCTAATTTTTGTTCTGTTTCTTTTTGTTGTGGCGTTTTATTTTTATCACCAAATTTAATATCAGTTAATTCACCTTTTGCAGCTAAATTATTAACAGTTAAATTTTTGTAAACATCATTAATTGGTTTTGTTAATGTTTCAAAAGTTTCTAAATTTTTAGTATACTCATCAGTTGAAATAGAATTTTTTTGCAATTTTATTTCTAAAGATTTTGATGCTGCTTTTTTTAATTTATCAGATTCTAATTTAATAGAACTTGCAATTTTTTGATCTTGTTCTAATAACCAAGTATTGTATCCTTTTAATACTCCTTCTAATTGATTTAAATTTTGATTAGAATATTTATCAAGATATACTATACTTTCACCTTTTTTCTTTGCTTCAATTTGTTTAATTAATAAATCTCTATCTGCTTTTGCTTTTTTATATTTAGCATCTTGTTTTGATTCAAAAAAATTTTCTGTTGCAGATTGTTTTATAAATTTTTCAAATGCATCTAATTCTTTTGTACTATAATTAGAACCTCTTTTTGTAGCTTCTTGATATTTTTTATATTGTTCAGAATAAATTTGTCCTTCAGGATTTGTTTTAAAACCTTCAGTAATACTTTTATTTATTTCTTCTTGTGTTAAAGGTTTATTGGCTTGTAATGCTTTAATCATAGTGCTATAATTTACTAAAGCTTTATTACCATATTTATCACCTTCATAATAACTTTTATTAGAATCATCTTGTGGAATAGCCGCCCATTCTGCTGATAATCTTTTTACAAATTCATCTTCATTAATATTTCCTTTAACATAATCAACTGCACCTCTTTTTTTCAATAAATAATAAAATAACTTATCTTGATTTTCTTTTGTTAAAACAAATGTTTCTGGATTTTCACCTAAAGCTTTTAATGCTTCATCACCTGTTGAACCAATAATTTGATATGCACCAATAGCTTTATTTCCATGTTTTCTTCTTGCTTCAGCATAAGTCATTTTAGTTAAATCTTCATCACCTTTAGATTTAACAACAGAATTATATCCTGCTGAACCAGCTTCTATTTTTAAAATTATTTTTTGTAAATTTTTAATAGAATCATTTTTAGCAAGTAAATCAAAATCATTTAATCCTAAATTATTTGTTCCTGATTCAGCATATTGTGGACTTGAATTATTTCTATGATTTATTAATGATTGTTTTACAAACTTTCCTAATAATGATAAATCATTTTTTTGTGCTAATTGTTCTATTTTTTTAGTTTCTTTTACTGAAAATACTTCTTCACCACCTTCTACTTCTGCAATAACTTTTCCATTTTTATTTAAAACTTTAACTCCACCATCTTTATGACTTGGTGCTGAATTTGGTATTTTACCACCATTTTCAAAAGTAACTGCATTTTCAAATGCTAATTCATTTCTTTTATTTTGAGACATAAAATCTTGTTCTTTATATGAATCTTCTTGTATTGCTTGTTCTAATTGATTTAAAGCAAATTTTGTACCTTCTTCAATAGCTGTTTGTTGTAATAAATCTTTACCACCTGAATTATACCAAGCTTTATTAAATTCAGCAATAGATATATTAGGGTCTTTAAATTTTAATTTAGATATATAATCTGCAGAAACTTGTCCTTTAGAACCTGATATAACATTTTTAATATTATTGTGTAATAATGCTTGTTGTTTTAATTGTGCTTCAGTTAATTTAAAAGCTTCTTTAACTGTAGGTTGTGTTACATTTTGTACAACATTACTTGCTTCAGCCATTGGCATTGTAACATCTTTAACAGGTCCAACATTTGATACTAATGCAGATGTTTCAGTTGCAGTAGATGCTAATGGTGGAATTGGTTTCATTCCTGCTAATCCTGTAGTTGCAGTATTAGTTACAGTTGTTGCTGTTGGTACTGTACCTGCAGTTCCTGCAACTGCTTTAGCCGCTGTTGTACCTGTTGTTGCAGCAGTAGTTGTGGCAGGTGCTGTACCTGCACCTAATAATGATGCACCACCTGCTCCTGCTAAACCAACACCTGCACCAATTAGTGTGTTTTTTAAAACATCACCTTCATATCTATCTACTACTTTTTCTTTTTCTGTTCCTTCTAAATTTTTTTGAGTTGCTCTTTGACCCAACATTGCACCTGTATTTAATGCAAGTAAACCTAAAGATGCTCCACCTGTAAATGGTGCAAATCCTACTGCAGCAGCTGCAACTGCACCTTGAATTAAACCTGAACCTTTTAATCTATTTCCATATCTATCATATCCTGCAGATAATGCAGCAAGTCTTTTCATTCCAGATAATTTAACAAGTCTATCAGGTGATAAATTTTCTTGTTTTTCAAGTTCTAATATTTTATTAAAAGTAGCCATATTACATTCGTTTTTGAATTCTAAAAATTGAATCTACAGATGTTAAATTAAAAACTTTATTATCTGCATTTTTTATTACTAATTTAAAATTTAAAAAGTTACCATTTAAACGATTTAAAATGTTTTTTTCTCTATATGGTACTTTTAGATTACCTAATTTATAATGTGCTCTATTACTTGTGCTATATCCATTATTATTAACTAATTCTTCACCTATATTAACTAACTGTTCATTATTGTCAGTTTTTAAATAAAGCTTATCAATTATACTTAATGAATCTACACCAATATTTAAAGAACCAGTATCAAAAATTTTTGTAATATTTGGATATTTATTAATATTAAAACCTAATAAAGAATAAAATAATTTCTCATAATATTTACCCTTTACAGATTTAGTATGTAAATACAAATCATTATTATTTGCATTATAATTTTGTGTCATAAGTTTATTACCATATGAAAATGCAAACTTTGGATAAAAAGTGTATTCACTATGAAATACATTTAAATCTTCATTATAACTTATTGTAAGCGCATTAGAAGTACCCTGTAAAGTTGGTTGGTCTGTAATAAGATATTTTACAGTATTATCTGTATAAGGAGGTCTAATTGTAAAAAACACATCATTGTTTTCATAATCATAATAAGTAATTATACCTGCACCCCAATCAGAATTAGTAGAAATATAATCTTTATTAATTACACTATTTAAATATGGTGCAATAAAAGAATGAATATTTCCAATATCCGATAATATATTTAAACCATCTTGACCAAATTTTAATAGTTTTGTTCTTAATGCATCAGCCCAATATATTGCTCTATCAGTTGCATAAACACTATATTGATGTTGAGTTCCAAAAGTTTTAGAAATATAATCAATGCCATTCATTAATGTAGGTTCACCTAATGTTACTTGCTGACCTTCATTTGCTGAAACTACAGCTCGTTCATTAATTCTTAATTTACCAAATGCATTTCTTTGTATTGAATAAGCATTATTAGCAAGTAAAGCACTACCTACAATTTCACCATAAGATGCATCTAAATCAAAATTACTTAATTCTTCAAACTCTCTAAATCTATCAACTTTTTCAGAATAAGGTTTCTTTTCATTTGACCAATGCCATCTTGTTGGAAAATCAAACTTAGCTATATAATCACTTGGCTGACTAAAAAAATTATATACATTATGTTTGTGAAACAAAATAGAATTAACATTAAATGTTTCATTTCTTGGTGGTTTAGCATTACCTCTTGGATAATATATACCATTAGCCATTTTAGTATTAGAAGGATCTTCACCTGCTAAATACTTTGTTGTTTTAGTACCAACTGATGCATGAATAGGAAAGTTAGATTTTTCAGCTAACCTCATTGAAAGATTATATTTGCTTTCAATAGGTACATATGCTGCAACAGAATAGTCATCATGTATATTCATGTCATGTACACTTTCTTCTTCGCTTATGTTTGCAAAATCACCTTCATCATTTAGCCTATTAGAAGGCATTAATCTACAATATCCAAAAAAATCTACATAACAATCACCACCAAATACTTCAACATTATTAAATATTTTTCTTCCTGTAGATGTGTTTACATGAACTAATATTTGAGAATTTATTTCTTGATAATGACCTGTTGTTTCAAAAATATTATTTTGTAAAGCTAACTTACTTAATCCACCATATTGTGCAGATATTTCTCTTTTTAAATTAACTATTACTTGTCCTGCTCTATATGATGGTGTAGTTCCACTTGCATGATGATCAAATAAAATAAATGGTTTATCTAATTTTGCAAATAATGAATAAGGAAAATTCATTGCATTTAGCAATTGTTTTTCTTCACCTGTTGCAGAACTGAAAGTAAATGTATTATAATATTTAAATGGATAACTATTATCAGGACCACCCATTGAAGAAATCATTGAAAAATATTTAGAACCTTCAATTGGTTTATCCCAACCAACAGACATTAATATATCTATAGAATAAGATTCATTATAATAACCTCTTGTAGAATTAGACCATGTTTGACCTGGCTGTTGAAAATATGCTGTATTTTGCTGATTATAAAATTTATGTATATGATGGTCTTGTGTCCAATTTATATATGATTGATTTAACTGACCTGAATATGAACTAAAAGCTGTAGATGCAATTTTAATTTTATCTGTACCTTTATTAATACTTGGTACAGTTTGCGTAATCATATAATCAGGAAAATCAATTGTATAATATTGTGGTGCTAATGTAATTAATCTTGATTCATCTGTTTCTTCTCCTTCTGCTGTATCACCACATAAAATATCTACAAGTTTTTGATTGTAAAAATTTGAGTTGTATATTTCAAGTGATGGAACCCATGCATTTGGAAAAGGTGCAACAATATTAGTTACAGTACCTTCTTGATATTTTCCTCTATAAACGCATTGGTTAATAATACCTTGCATTTTTATAGTTTCGTTAGCTTCATCTCTTGGAACTCTTACAATCTGAAACCCACTAACTTTATCTTGTATATCAGTAATATCAATACCACTAAACATTACACCCATAGTCCTTGCATAAGCAATATTAGGATATGTACCGCTATATTTTGGCACATTCATATATTGGTCTTGTTCTATAAGTAAATCGCTTCCTATAGTGTTAAATTGGTAATTAGTTGATGTAGCAAATTTATAATATGGTTCGCCTGAAGATATATTGTATACAAAAGAACCTGATGCTATTGTTCCATCTTCACGAAGCCTTTCCCATGTTAATGTAGGATTGCTTGTACTATTATTTTGAAATTGTGATGGAAACTTAACATCAGCAAGATGTGTTGCAAATAATGGATTTCCTTTTTTGTCAAAAAATACAATACCAAATCTATATTTTTCATCTCTAAAATATCCAGAATATAAATGCTCAACTTGTGTTCCTCTAAAAGTTGTAAAATCGTTTACGATATCATAAGATTCATAAAATGGTACACCTAATTCAGTTGTATATTTTAATCTATGTGTGTAACTTGTTTTTGCAGTTGAACCACTAATAGGTAATCCATTTGAATTATCTAAAGAATTTATGGAATTATTATCTGATTGAATAGCTCTAAAAGTAGCTTTTACTTGCAAACCTGACAATACGCTATCAGGTAAAACAAAAACATTTGTTGTTTCAGTATTACCAAGCCATAATCTATTATCTTTTATAAATATTTCTTTTGCTTTTATAATAGATTCTTTTCTATCAGATATAGTTGTAATTTCTACAGGAACTCCACTATTAGTTATAGAAGAATGTTTAATTACTATTGTAGATTGACCATTAATTAATTCATCATAAAATATAGAAGCTGATTCAACTGTGGCATTTGTTTTAGAATATAAAAATGCAACTTGTATAGATTTAAATCTTGTATCAACTTTTTCAATTTGTAAATTAATAGATTTACCTGATGGTTGTTCTGTACTACCAAATCCAAACTCATTAGAGTCAGAACTTCCTGAAGGTATATCATTTGAATTAATAACAAAATGTCTTGTAACAGGAATCCATGGTGTTTGATAACCATCTTCAGAAACACATCTATATGTATATTGATATTTTCCTGATAACAAACTACCATCTTTTGTAACTGATTTTAATTTTATAATTCCAATATTAAAATTAGAACCAATACTCATAGCGGCAACACTTGGTGTTACAGCAGTAAATGTTCCATTTTCATCTTTAAAAGTAAATGATCTTGGCTCATTATAATCATCTGTAAAATATACTCTATTTAAACTTGAACTTTCTTCTAATGAAACAGCTTTGATTCTATATGAAGAATTAAAATTAAAATCTGTAGAAGTATATAATGATGTTTGAGATATTGAATTATTATTTGGATTTAATTTACAAACAATAATTTTTCCAAAACCTGATGATTCTGAATATAAAAATAAAACAAACTTTGTAGCAAAATTACAATGACCTAAACAAGTATATCCATTAGGTAATGAAGTAATTAAAACATTTCCATCTGCATTTTGCCATGATAAAGTACCATTTTCATTATAAAGTAATTTACCATTAATGCTTAAATTATATGTATTACTCTTTGATATTTTTGGGTCTAAATCATTTGATAAACCACCTTCAAATGAGTTTGTTACTCTTTCAGCCATTAAAAGAAATTTTTATTTGGTAAAGGTAATAATTGATGATATATACTTGCTATATATTCTAATTGTTTAGGGTCTGGCATTTCATCTTCACCTCTTGCTTGACCACATAGCCAATGCCATCTTTTTTCTAATTCAGCATATACATGATGAGAAATTTCACCATTTATATATTCTGATAATTTAATTTTCCAAACAATATAAGCAGTAACAGCCATTTGATGTGACTCTCTTATTAATGGAAATCCATCTTCATCAAGTTCAAATGATAAATAAGCAATTCCTACTTTTGTTCCATCAGGTATTCCTGATAAATTAATATAACCATTATCAATTGACATTTTAAATGTTTTCATTTCTGTTCCATCGTATCCAAACGCAGTTTGTCTTGATGCATCCATTGAAAACATATTTGTATTATCACCTGATAAATTAGGCGATGTATTATTAAAAAATCTAAAATCTCGATTTGTAACTTCAGGATATGTATCGCCTATTTTTAAAGCAATAAATTGATAAAAATCTTTTGGTAATTTAACTTGTTTATTTTTAACTGTTAACTCACACTCATTTCTTTTAAAAGTATCATAACTGCCAATAAACAATTCAGCTTCATATGCCCATTCAATAATATAATCAACTAAATGATTTACTTCTTTTAATTGTAAATCTCTAATTACATTAGAAATTATTGTACCTACTTTAATTTTATTTTTGTTGCTCATAATTAATCCATTTATTTTGTGGACACTTAGCTTTATTTAGTCTTGCTTTTATTTGTAAAAAACAACCACAAACTTTACATCTTGTAAGTAATGAATCAAATTGTGGACATTCATTACAAATGTCTAATCTTTTTTTGTATTCTTTATCTTCAACAAAAAACATAATCAATTATTATATTCAGGATAATCAGCTCCGTATTTAAATATTTTATTAATTAATTTTATTCTCCACTTCTTTGCAAATTTTATTTTATAATTAATATAACTTATTGGTTTATACCAATTTAAAAAATAAACATAGCCATCAGTTTTAGATAAATCAATATTTTTAACAAATGTTAATTTATTATTTACTTTAATAAATCTATAACTTTTAGGAACATAAACATCAGGTATAATTTTTCTAATATTTAACTCGCCAAACCTATAAAGTTTTACAGTTGCATATTTGTCTATTATATGTGTAAAGATAATAAAAAAATAGGCTCTTGTAATTTTTACAAACTCATTATATTTAATTGCTTTTATATTGTTTTTTTTGCAATCAGCATATAATTCATCTTTAATATTTAAGTATACAGAAAGATTAGTATCAAAGCCATTACTTTGTACTTTGTACAGCTTCTCCCACACCGTTGTTTGTTTCATCATTTGGCATTCTAATTAAATTAAATTCTTGACTTAAAATTAATTTAACCATATCAGCAATCATATATTCTGGAAATGGATATTGTGAATCATCTGTAATACAATCACCACCACATTCATCAGCTACTTTAGATGCTTCAAATGGATCAGCAAATAATCCTCTTACATTAATATATTGTATATCTTCATTTATAGGTTCTAATATATGAATATAATCACCTATCATATATGCATTTTTTAAATGCTTGCCAAATTTTTGAAATTTACTAAACGATGCAATTTCAGGTTCTTTGTAAATTATTGGTGTTATTTTATCAGCTAAACCAATAAATGTTAATGCTTTTTGTTTTGGTAATTCAACAAGTTTTGGAATTTTTACTCTTTTAATTTTTCTTCCAAAAACAACTTGTGTACTATCAGCAACATCTATTGTTTCTAATTTTAAAGTACCTAAATCTTGAATCAATTGTCTATCAATAGGTTTGTTACTTTTAAAATATTCATAGATTAATTTTGAACGATAGTAATTAATCCAAAATCCTACTTGTCTTTCGCTTAACCTATCATCATCAGAAGATATACCACCTCTAATAATATTTATTATGTTAAACTTTAATTCGTTAAATGTTGCCATAGTATAAAAAAAAAGGGTAGGCAGAAAATTCCACCTACCCAAATTTAAAAATTTAATTTGAAATTATTCTTGTTCTTTAATCTCATTTTGCTGAAAAGCATATGTTTCTTGACCAATTGAAAATAATAGTTTTCTTACAGCTATATTAACAATTTCATCATGAGTATGCTCAGGCAAATTGAGAACATCATTAGGTTTATTTGTACCATCAATAACATTTGGTTTTTTTAGATATGTTAATGTCCATGCTTTTGCAGCAGTTTCACTTTTTATTAAAAAACCTAATGGTGTTGTAATGTACAACGGAAACTTATTTGATGCTTTGTTAAAAGGGTCTTTTAATGTTTTGTAATAATCATCAATTTGTATAGGTTTAATAGATACATCTTCTATTTTAATTGAATTACATTCATATATTTCAAATACACCTACACAGGCTAATGCAAAATAAAAATCAATAGGCAAAGGAATTAAGGCTGTATTTCCATTTTTATATGTAATTAATGTCCTTAAATCTTCTCTGCGTTTTTCATTTTTTTCAAACTCTGAATACCTACTTTTAACAAACTCATTTACAGCCATATTCAAAAAGATGTCTTTTTCCTGTGGTTGAAACCAAGGTAAGTTATGCTTATCAAGCAAAACATCAATTCTTTCGTGCATCTGTATATGATTCATTATTTCAAGCTATTAATTTCTTTTTTAATTGATGGTAATAAATCTTCATTTGCTTTAAACCATAAAAGAACTTCATCAATGTTTAATCCCATTGTTATATCTCTATACTTCCAAGCACCTGTTCTTTCAACTGTAAAGATACCATTTTGTTTTCCTTTATAGGCTATTTGTTTAAATATTCTATTTGGGTCATTCCATGAATCTAAAAATTGCCTTGGTGATTCTTCAGCATAATTATATATCTGTGATTTAACAACTGATTCAAGAACATTTAATGTATTGATTCCTAATAGTCTTGCAAAGTCTGCAAGTTTATCACCTCTTAATTCTTTAGCAATAATTAAAGCATCTAATGTAAGTTCTTTCTTATCAATAGTTTGCTCTGCAATTTCTTGTCTATTAACTAAAATAATTAATGGATTTGAACCTTTAACATATATTGGATGATCTTTTAAATGCTCATACTCTAAAACATCATTTTCATTATTTAAATTTAATGTTTTATGTGCAGTGTATTTAACAACTCTGGAATTACCAAAGGCATCTTTCAATGCCCTTGGTTTTCCTAATTCATCAATATAATCACTTAATGTAATTGAACCTGTTCTTTTTGGATTAGTAAATGTTACATCTACTTCTCCTGTATACTTTTTTGTCTTTTCCATTTCTTAATCTTAAACTTAAATTATAAATTACGCAAAAGTTAACATACCACAAGAAAGAGGATTTCTTACAACTATACCTGATTCTGATAAAACTTCACAAGTGAATGAATCACGAGAGTTAGAAGCTATCATTGATTTTTGGTCAAATGGATTTACCATACCAGGGATATATTTAACAATCATACCTCTATCAATTCCTGCAGCACCTTTTACTTTTACCTCAACATTGGCAACACCATTAGTTACACCCATATTCATAAATACCATTCTGTAAGATTCTTTAGGGAATCCAGTAGTACCATTCATATCAAAATGTAAGTTTGGATCATCAAATAATGGACAGTGTACTAATGTAATTTTATGTCCAAGAGCAACATAAGTTGTAAAGTTTGCACCTACAGTTACATTTCTTCCTGCATCTAAATCATAAGCAAGTGAAGAACCACTTTGAATATGATTAACCATGGCTTTATGGAAAGCTAATCTACCAGCAGTTCCTGTAAATACCATAAACTCATTATTTTTTACACCTGCATTAAGAGATAGTTGAGCAATAAATTCTGCAATTTTTGCTTCATCTAAAGCATTAGTTGTAGTATTATAAGTAGCAGTATTAGCAGAACCTATTTGAGCAAGAATACCATCACCTGATAATAATTTTTTACCACCTTGTGTAATTTGTGCTACACCTGAAGTATTTGCAGAAGTCTTACCATACCAACGAGATAATTCTAATTGATATAAATATTCTTCCATTACTAAATTTTGGTCAGTAAAATACCAAAGTCTTTGACCATTGTTTTCAATCCAAGTAATATCAGTTAAAGCAGAACCTGAAATTGATTTAGCCTTACGAGTAATGGTTAAGTAATTTACATACCAATCTGGGTAAACATGGTTTTCAAAACCTTGTGTTGAACTTTCAGGAAACATTGAACCAACAGTACCAAGCTTAGAACCTGCTAAAATTGTGTTTGTATTAACACTTGGTGCAGTTCCTGCAACAAATTTAAAACCATAAACATATGGCGCAGAAGTAGGAACGGTTGTTACAACAGCAACATGACCAACTGCAAATTTTACAACATCATATAAGTTTAGGTAGTTTTCATCTAAAGTAAGAGAAAATTCAACATCTAAACCAGGAGTTGCATTAGCACCTTGAACAGTTACAGTTGATGGTCTATTTAATCTTCCAAGAATAGCCCATTTAAATGAGTTATCACCAATTAATTCTTCTTTAGCAAATCTTCCTGTACCTTCAAGAAAATAAGATAAAGAGTATTGAGGATATTGTCTAATTAAAGCCTTGCTAATTTCAGGATATTTAAGCAAGTTAGTTACAAGAGCATTTTGCTCAATTGTTTCTTTTCCGTATGTACCAGAGTAATATTTCATTTTTTATAAATTTTAATTAATAATTGTTTTCTAAAAATTTGTTAGGATTAAATGCACCCGTTTCAGGGTCAGGTATTCTTGTTGTTCGATTTGTTTCAGGATTAACTAATTTATCAATAATTTTAGCTTTACCTTTTTCAAATCCATTTGATTTAAAAGCTTTTAAAATAGTTTCTCTATTTCTCCAAAGCCATGCTGCACTTGCTATAGATTCTGCATCTGAAGTTATTTCATCAAAGAACTTGCCTTCTTGAATATAATTAAAATGCTCATCTTTTTGTTTTGAGTTGATTTTGCCACCAAACATATTATCAGTCTTTGACAAATAATTTTTTAGTTCAACTCTTGCTGCTTCCGCTTCTTCATCATTCATTGATGATTCATTAGTAGAAGTTTTATATGATTGTTTTTCTATCTGTATAGCTTCATCTAAAATTTTTCTAATCTTACGAGATTCTAATTTTAAAGTGTTATTTTCAATTAATGTATCTATTGTATCTTCAATTTCTACATCATTATAACCTTTAGCTTTTAATTCTTCTCTCATTAAATTTTCATCACTCAAATCTTTCCAAGATTGAAACTGCTGGATTTTTTCATTAATATATCCATTTTGTGCAGCTTCTTTTTGTGACTTTAATACATTTTTAAAATCTTCAATTGATTCTATTTCAGAATATCCTAATTCTTCAGCTAATGTTTTCCATGATGTATCTGTTGAAACAGTTTCTTCAGTATTTGAAGTTACATCATTAGTTGTTTCATTATTTGTAGAACTTTCAAAATCCCAATCTGAATATTCTTCATCAGAATTATTTTCTAATTCTTTATAAGTTTCAGTAGAATCAGTTGTTTCTTTTGCTTTATCATTTACTTGCGTTACAGAATCAGTAATTTGGTCATTAACAGCTTCAGGATAACTTTCTAATAAGAAAGATGCTGAATCAAATTCATTTACCAATGCTGAATCTTCTGTATTTACTTTATCATTTTCTTGCATATTACATAAATTTTATACAACAAATATAAATATATTTTATATTATATTA